CACTGATGCACCTGGTGACGGGTGCATTGGGAAAACAACCGGAGCAAGACAATGAGCCGAACATTCGAACAAGGCTGGGCGGCGCGACCTTTCGCCGAGCAGTTCCCTGAAATGGATGCGCAGGAGTCCAAACGACTCGACCACATCAACACATCCATCACCACCTTGTACCTTGCTGGCCTGCTGACAGACAGCCAAGTGAAAGAAATCCGCGAGAAGAAATTCCCCCGGGTCGTTACCAAAGCAGTCCTTGGAAAGAGCTGACTCCCTGACAGCCGGAAAGACGGCCCTTATGCAGCGATGGTTGAGAGCGTGGGTGGTCACGCTGAAAGCTGCCTTGAACCCACCCGATCCTCTCTATGAGAGCGCATCGGGGTGTGATCTGAACCGCCAGCAGACATTAAGGCGCTGGCACCTAGCCGAGACACGAGGGTTCGCAACCTCGGGAAGAAAGCGAGACCGTGACCAGGCAGTGAGAAATCACCGGATTGCGGCTTGAGGGGGCGCACTCAGAGGCGCAAAGCGGGGCTTGCCTTCCGCGCAGATCACACCCCGATGCGGACGAAGCTGCGGCCTATAACCGCCCACCTGCATCCAGTCCCGTAGAGCCCAGTAGCACAGGGACTCAAAACCCTGGGTCACGGCCAGCACACGCTGGCGCCGGAGACGTAACCGGCATCCCCTCCCTCCGACACCACCCGCATGCACATGACACCGCGCCCAACGGCAACCAGCGGAGCGGATGAGTGCATTGCGAGTTTTGTTGGATCAATCAACGAATGGAGCAAGTCATGAGCAAATACACGGAGGCGATCACGGAGGCGGTAAAGGCTCTGGAGTCGGCCGAAAAATCCCATCAGATTGCGTCCGAACGTCTCTCAACCGTTCGCGGTCACGCCGGGCAGCAAGGCTATTCGGTCACCGTAAACGGCGTGACTGTGGCTGTATCCGCCTGCGACAGCCGCACCTACCAGGGAACGCTGATCCGCGGCCGGGAAATGATTCACCTGGGCGCCCTTAAGGCTCTTGGTGCAGAGCTTCAAACAGCCTCAGACCGCGTACGGGACTGCCGAGCGCATTTGGCTGCAATCGTTATTGCCTAACCCCAAACACTGGAGGTCGCCATGAGCGATTCAGATCGCGATCTGACAGAGCTGGCCGCCAAAGCGATTGGCGAAGAAGTCGAATGGCTTCCAAGTCAGAAAGTTTTCTACAGAAAGTCATGCGACTGGCCGCAAGAAAAAGGGTTTTTCGCCCCGCTTCATAACGACGACGAGGCGCTAGGCCTGGTCATGAAGCTGGACATGACCGTGAACTGCAACCGCGACGAACTGACGGTAATCGTTCAGACGTGGCGGCCGAAGCTGCTAAAGGCTGTGCGCACTAACAACTGTGACGCCGATGTGCGTAGAGCGATTGTTGAAGTCGCAGCGATGAACGGACGACTTATCAAATAACACCGCCACCCTGGAGGCGACCATGAACACAGCATTGAAGTTTTGTCAGGCGATGTACGACGCCCGGTTGCCGCCTCCAGTGAGCGAGTCGGCGGTGGAGATTGCCCGCAGTGAATGGCTGTACAACGCCACGGAGCAGCTGGTGCGCTACGGTCGCGACGTGAAGTTCCAGCGGCGCATGTGCTCGCCTCAGGGCGTGAAGGCCGAGGAATTCGCCCTGGCGGTCGATGAATACGCAAACAAGCGTCTCGCTGACTGCCAGGTGCACACCTCCGCCCTGGGCTGGCTGCTGATCACCACGGCCTACGGCAAGGGCGACAAGGTGGCCGTGAATGAGCTGCTGGGTCACAGCGACCACCCATTCGGCAAGCTTGGCGAAATCGCACAGGCCCTACTTGAGCCCCTTGTCGATGACGCACTGATTGCGCAGGCAGAGGACGACGAGCTATGAGCAACCATGTCGCCCTGGCCCGGCTGGGCCTTGAAATCGCCAAGATCCGGCGGTCCTGCACTCCGGTGCCCGACCGCACCTTCGTCATGGGCATGATCGAAATGGCGGAGTTCGCCGAGATCATCGACGCCCCGACTGCCAACCGCTACCGCAATGTGCTGGATGCCAAGTTCGTCGAGCGCAATGCGGAGATCAGGAGTGCTGCAGCATGACCACGCCTATCGTGAAGACGTTGATCGATGAACAGGTCGAGCAGTTGGAAGGCGTCCTCAAGCGCCCTCGCGACACTCTGGTGAAAGAGCTCAGATTTCCCGTCAAGGGCGACTGGCCGAACCATGCCCGCGACAACTCGGCATTCATGGAAGGCGACTGGGGAATCGATCCCCGCGGCCGGCTGGTCGAACTGTGACCGCCCACCAGCGCACCAGGCGCTTCCTCATCTGGCGCGGCTCATTCTCTGCCATCGCCGTTTGCACCTTCCTAATGCTGCTCAGCGCTCTCGCTGATCGCGTCACTCAATAACCCACACCTTCAAGCGCTGCGCATGTCGTGGCAAGGATTTCCCGTGTCCGCACAACAGCAAGTCATCACGATTGACGACATCAGCGCCGACAACGCGCCAGCCATCTACGTGGCAGGCGGCCTGGGCCAGTTCTTCGAGGCGGTAAAGGCAGAAGTCACCGGCGAGGTTCCGGACCTCAAGACCGCCAAGGGCCGCGCGCGCATTGCCAGCCTGGCAGCGACCGTCAGCAAGTCCAAGACAGCGGTCGAGAAGCCTGGCCGCGACTACCTGAAGCGCCTGAAGGAAATGCCAAAGGTCGTCGAGGCTGAGCTGCGCGAGTTCGTCACCAAGATGGACGCCCTGCGCGACGCCACCCGCCAGCCTCTGACCGAGTGGGAAGAGGCTGAGCAGGCCCGCAAAGACAAGCACGTCGATGGCATCCAGGCCATGAAAGACTTTCTGATTTTCGAGGGCGCGCCGAGCGCCGGCCAAGTCGGCCACATCATCGCCATCCTCGAATTGGTTGCGGTAAACGATACCTGGGAAGAGTTCTTGGCCGAAGCCGCCCAGGTGAAGGACGAGACACTGGCAAAGCTGCGCGCCCTGCACGCAGAGCGTGCGCGGTACGAAGTCGAGCAGGCAGAGCTGGCCCGCCTGCGCGCTGAGGCAGAAGCACAAGCCCAGCGCGACCGCGATGCAGAGATTGCCCGTGCAGCAGCCGAAAAAGCTCGTATTGAGGCTGAGCAGCGGGCGCAGGCCGATCGCGATGCTGCCGTCAAACGAGAAGCCGAAGCTAAGGCCGCCGCAGACCGTCGAGAACTTGAGCTGAAGCTTGCCGCCGAGCAATCAGAGCGCGCTGCAGCACAGGCCGCCCGGGAGAAAATCGAGGCAGAACAGCGAGCCGCGCAACAGAAGATCGACGACGAGCGCCGCCACCAGGAGGCTCTGGCCCAGGCTGAAGCTGATCGCGTCGCAGCTGTGCAGCGTGCCGAGCAAGAGCGCATCGATTCGGAGCGGCGCCAAGCTGAAGCAGCTGAGCAAGCCAGGCTCGCAGAGATCGCTCGCGCCAATGCTGCTGCTGACGAGATCAACCGCCAGGCCGTCGCCCGGGAGGCAGACAAAGCCCACAAGGCCAAGATCAACCGGGCCGCGCTGGACGCCTTCGTCGCCGGCGGAATGACCGAGGAATGTGCCAAGCAGGCCATCACCCTCATCGCCCAGCGCAAGATCCCCGCCATCGCCATCACCTACTGAGGTCGTCATGAACGAAATCATTCATATGCCGGCGCGCGAGGCGTCAGGCCTTACTGCCGCCGAGACTCATCGATTTTCGGCGGTCGAGATTCGCCAGCGCGTGAACCTGGTGCAGGAAGTGATGCAGGGCATCATGAAGCGCGATACACACTACGGCACGATCCCTGGCACGCCCAAGCCTACGCTTTACAAGCCCGGCGCCGAGGTGCTGTGCGTGACCTTCCGGGTGGCACAGGAATATCGGATTGAGGACTTGTCCAGCGCTAGCACCGCCCGTTACCGGGTCACCTGCGTAGGCCGTCACCAGACAACGGGCATCGCTCTCGGCGAAGGTGTGGGTGAGTGCTCTTCCGGTGAAGAGAAATACAAGTGGCGCGGCTCGATCTGCCTTGAGGAGTTCGAGGCAACCCCGGAGAACATGCGCCGCGTCAAATTCTCCAAGTACAAAGGAAACGTCGAGAAAAGGCCGCAGGTTCGCACTGAGGCTGCCGATCTGGCGAACACGGTGCTCAAGATGGCCTGCAAGCGCGCCATGATCGCCATGACGCTCAACGTCACCGCAGCCTCGGACATCTTCACGCAGGACATTGAAGACCTGCCGGAAGAGCTTCGGCCGCAGGAAGCACATCAGCCCGGCAAACCAACCCCAGCACCGCACGACCCGACATTGGCCGCCCACTGGATAGCCCAGGCTGAAGCCGCCGCCACCCCCGAAACGCTCACCGAAATCTGGAAGGCCGGTGTTTCGGCCATCAACGAAGTCAAGGACATGACCTCCTATGAGGCATTCAAGGTAGCGGTCGGCGCCCGTGGCGTGACCTTGAAAGAAGCAGCGGCAAAGCCCGAGCCCGAGCCTGCAAACGAAACAGCCGCTACAAGCGCGACTGATGACGAAGTTGAATTCGAGGAGATCCCACAATGATTATCGTCCATTGCTCTCAAGGATCGGATGCCTGGCACCAAGAGCGAGCCGGGGTTATCACCGCCAGCATGTTCAGCGACGCGCGGGCCCGTCTGAAATCAGGCCCCAACAAGGGAGAGCCGACCGCAAAGGCGCTGGACTACGCCTTTCGCCTGGCCGTCGAACGTATCAGTGGTGCCCCGCTGGACGGTGGCTTCGAGACCTGGCAGATGAAGCGAGGCCACGACCTGGAGCCGGAAGCCCGCATGGAGCACGAAATCCAGACCGGACTTATCGTCACCCAGGTGGGCCTGGTTAAAACCGATGACGGCGTGTTCGGCGCCAGTGCCGACGGCTTCATCGGCGAGGATGGCGGCTCCGAGTACAAATGCTTCCTCGCTCCGGAGAAGCTGCGCTCCTTCCATATCGACAATGATGCCAGCGACATCATGGACCAAGTCCAAGGCTGTATGTGGATCACCGGTCGCAAGTGGTGGCATATCGGGATGTACTGCCCTGACCTCAAGCCGGTCGGCCGCCAGCTATGGTGGCAGGAATTCAAGCGCGACGAGGACTACATCGAAAAGCTTGAGGAAGACCTCTGGCAGTTCAAGCTGCTGGTCGACAGTTACGAGGAGAAGCTGAGGAGCAAAGCAGCATGATCAGCAACCACCTCAATCTCATCGAGCAGCAGCGGCAGAGCGCGGAATCAATCAACGACCGGGTCGCTCAGTACCTGGCCGCCGGCGGGCAGATCGCCCAACTGAAAAGCCCACCGCCCAATCCGCTGCCGCCGCCCCGCTCGCAGAAAATTGATCCCGAAACGGTGCTAAAGCGCAAACCCAGAGGCTTGAACTGGGCCGAGCGCCAGGCCCTGCGCAAAATGGCGGCTTCGCTATGAGCAAGGTACGCAAGCCCAATAACGGATTCGCCCGTGCCGAACGCAGCTGCCGGGCGCTTCTCCGGACCAACCACGTCGCCGTGGTGAACATTGACCCCAGCGGTTTGCAGATCATGGCCAACAGGAAGAGCCGCAAGCAGATCCGAAGCCTGGCGATTGCCAACGCCCTGTTCGACTTCTCCTACCGCTGGACGATCTACCTCAGCGCCATGTGTCGGGACGAGCGCGGCGTCGAGTACGTCAAGTCGGTGGAGATCTCACCGGAGGGCATCTACAAGGTCGAGCGCCTGACTGACGCCATCGAGCATTACTACCTGGAGCTGCGCAACAGCTGCAACCCGAACCACTTGGTCGCGTCTGGCTGGATCGCCATCCCCGCTGAGGTATCACTCGACGAGGCCCAGGCCGCCAAGCTGTTCTACGCCGCCGGCGCCTGGCATCAGGTGAAGGTCGCAGCGTGAGACGGATCAACCACCAGGTGCGCCAGCGCCGACGACAGACATGGCTGGATATACCGGCCCACGGAATTGAAGAGGCAGGCCATGGCCAAGAGCAACGCGGACATTCAGAAGGACAAGCGCGCCAAGGAGCGTGCCCTGCTGGATCGGATCGGCGCCGAGAAGCGCACGCTGATTGTGTCGAAGGCGCTTGCTGATGCACTTCAGGTGCTTGGTGAGCGCCACGACTTCGAGGAATGGCAGGAGACGGTATCGACGCTGTTGATCAACCTTTCGAAGGCGACGGCGTATGAGTCGGGCAAGTTCGCTGACATGTCTCGACCTGATTTCTTCATCACGCCAAACCAGTCGCGACAGCTTGAAGAGTTCGCAAACCGTGAGGCCACCCGACATGACCCTGACTAATCCGATCACCCAGACAGAAGCCGAAACCCTGCAGCTGATCCGAGTGTTCATCGAAAAGAACGGCTACTCGCCAACCATCGCCGAGCTGGCCACCGCCGCCGGCGTTTACGGCAACGCGATGTCCGAACGAGTCACCCGCCTGCTGTTGAAGGGCGCCATCACCAAGACGCCGCGCATCGCTCGAAGTATTCGACTGGCGTAACCGCACCCACTGTCGAATCCGGTCAGGGCCTGACCGCCGTTATTTCATTTATATTCGCAATCTTCATCGTGCGTGTAGATTCTAAATTTGAATTCCTTCAAAGACGTTTCGAACCAAGAGGGCGGGCTGGACATCCCAAGATAACCGTCGATCATTCCAAAAACATGGAAATGGTTGAGGACAGTGTTACAAAGTTCCAGACCATACATAGGGTCCTCGATTG